GAAATGATTGCAGTAATATCGCCAGCAAGGATGCCGCCAGGATAGTATTGTGACCATAAACGTTGTTTAGTTGTTGGGCTAGTGTAGTAGCAACCCAAGAACACACCAGTAGTTTGGTTAGCAGTAGTTGCGGATGCAATTGATGCGCGGGTAACAAACCCGTTTACTTCTTTAATCGCGTCGCCAAAAAAGATTGCGGTAGCATAGTTGTACTGAATCTGCACATTACGTGTAGAACCAGAAAACACTTGACCACCGATCAAGTTAAGCGGCTTGTACCCATAGGGTGCTGGAACGATAGGATAAGCCATTTGAAACTCCTAAGTTTATTTAATTACCTTTACCAAAACTAGTCGATGATCTGCTTTCTTTAAAAATAGGCATTCTCGAATCGCTTTGGCGCATTAAATTATTATCTACAGCTTCTGTCTGAGCTTGGGTTTGCTTAGCATAATATTCCTGCTGCTGAACCAATAACTCTTCTGGAGTTTTGCAAAGTAATAATCCACCAATCTCAATATTGTCTTTAAAACGACTATCAGGATCAGTTAACAGTTTAAATTTGGGTTGTTCTTCGATTCTTACTGGCTCCCAACCTTCTCTTATTTTGGAAGAGACGTTGCGTGGGTCAGCTTTATCTAGCATCGAAACACGAATCCAACGATACGCATACCCAGCCTCTTTGTCAGGCTCTGGGAGTAATTCTGGGGGAGTCCACTGCTTAGGACGCTCCTGTGTTACACGGGTATCTAATTCACGAGTAATTCTGTTGTTAGCCATTATTGTTTCTCCAATTTCATTTGTTCACGGGCATACTGCTCTGGGGTTAAGCCTAGCTTTTTAGCAATCGCTTGCGCTGAGGTCGATAGTTTTACTTGTTTGGAAGATGTACTTCGAGTTGCGGGCGCAACAACTACTTTTGGCTTAGCTCTAGTAGGTTTTTGGGCCTCTGATTCGCTCTCTGCCTCGTCCTCTATAGTACTAAAGTACTCAGGGAACTTTTCCCGCATAGTTTTGTCTATGCGTTTGAAATATTGGTCGGTACCAACAATGTTCTGTCCGTACTCGTCTAACAATTCTTCATGCACACCAACAGCAAAACTGGACATAGCTTTTTTGGCGCCATACCAAGGATTATTGTCTAACCAAGCTTGAGTTTTAGGCTCAATTTTTGGCTTAGTGTTTTGCACTGACTCTATTGTTACATCGTTTTCAAATTCTTGTAAAGCACTAGGTCTAAACTGCCGAGCCTGCTGTGTCTTATAAGATGCTTCATTGAGTTGTGTCTGTGCTTCGACGATTAAGTTAGCATCTCCACTCTCCAATGCGTCTTTGTAAGCACGTTGGGCATTTTGTAGCTCAAGGTTAGCAGAGCTTTGTACAGTCTCAATATAGGATTTTTCGCCTGTAGAGAGGGTTGCACGGAGCCTTTTGTTCTCATCGAGTGCTTTTTTAGCTAAATTAATAGCTTCTTGCTGCTCTCTAAGGGCTGCTTCTTTGGCTCTACGCTCATCGTTCCATACCTTTTTATATTGCGCTAGGCGTTCTTTTTGAGCTTTAGGGTCTAATTCTTCTTCTGCTGGGTCTTCTTTTTCCAGCTTTTCCACAATTTCTTTAGGCATTGGTTGCCGATTGCGGTCTTCTGGGGGTGTATCGTCTTCGATTTCAATTTCAATATCTAACTCTTCGTTATCAATTTCATCGGGAAACTTAAATTCTTGCTCAGCCATTTGGGGCTCCTTAATTTGCACGTTTGATGCCGCGTGGGTCTTGTACTACGGCCTCTACGGAATCATCATTAATCATACGAAACTCACGGCCATGAATAAGTAGGCGTGTACCAGCATTGGGTCTGACCAATACAAAATCACCTTGTTTACACCACGGACCTGAGGGGAAACGCTCTTTATCAGAGTAGCAGTCTGGACCAAGCGATACTACGAATAGAACTGTTGCCAGCTTTTCTTCGAAGCTCATGGTTTGATCTGCTTTTAGAATGCCGCTTTCAAATTCCTTTTCCACTTCGGGAATAGCGCACATAATGCGATAACCTGATGGTGTCGGTACTTGTCGGGCTTTTTCATCGTCTGTTGCTTGAAATTTTACTGAACCTACTATTTCTGGATTATCGGGGTTTGAGCCGATAAGGATTTCAGTCATCTGAGTGCTCCAATTGTTTTGCGAGGTCTTCAATGATTGCACATGCAGCTTCTAGACCTCGAATCTGTCCACATGTGTACCTATATTCCGCAAAGTCTGTACAGGCGCCACGGGCTAATGCTTTTTGAAGCATCTCCATACGTTCCTTTAGTTCTTTGAGGTAATACTCGTTTAGATCCATTATTCTTTACCTTTTGGGGTTTGATTACGTTTTTGTGCTTCCATTTGCGCTATTGCTTGCTCGTGTGTGAGCCTTGCTTGATGGGTTTGTGCTGCAATTTGATCCTTAGCTTTAGCTACATCTACACCAATTCTTAGGCCATCTGTTGCCTGTCTTGCTGCTAAATTAGCCTTATCGTTCTGGACTTTTGCTCCAATATTCATACCAGCAATCTTTTCTTGAGACTGGATACGGGCACGTTCAAGTTCAATCTGGTCAGCTTTAGCAGAGGCATCAGCAATCATCTTCTTCTGCTTAGTTTCAGCATCAAGCTTCTTAATAGCGAGTTCTTGTTGTTGCATTTGGACAATCGGATCTTGCGCTGCTTGCTGAGCTTGTTGTGCTGCAATTGCTGTCTTATTCTGGTTAAGAATAACTTGAGATGCTTGGGCAGCAAGTTGAGAGATATGAACTTCCATAGCTGGAGGCATACCTTGGTCTTCTGGGGCATCATCTGGATGGAACGGCAACTCAACACCCATCTGGGCTTCCATTTGTTTACGATACTCATAGGCAATATGCTCATTGATATGCGCAGTCATAGCAGCCATAAGGGTTTGTGCTTGTGGGTTTTGGCCAATAAGCTGAGCAATCTTAGGGTCTTGCATTGCAGACTTATGTACCATGATGTGTGCCTGATGGTCTTGATATAAAAACGCACGGACAGGTTTGCTCATCAAAATGTTCTGGTTCTCAGTGATCGGATCTTCTGGCTTATGGTCATCAGGTAACTGAACTAACTTAGCTGCATTCTTAACGCCAAGAACTTCTAACATCTGACGGTGTAGATACGGGAGGTTATATAACTGTGGTGCTTGTTGTGCTAACTGCATTACTGCTTGGTACTGCACAACCTTTTGTGACATGGTCGCTGCATTAGGGTCGCTAACTGGAATAACTTCTACTAAATCATAGTCAGACCGTTTAGCTTTGCGCTCACCTTCCTCTGGCTCATACTCATACTCATCAGGGGTGTAGTCACGAATAATGTCGCGCAGAAGACAGAGCTCCTTCTTCAATGCATAGTGGATGCGGGCTTGTACTGCGGACATAACTTTCAGCGTACGTTCTAGAATTGCTAGAGTTGTACCAACGGGAGCCTGGGCGGACATATCACTAACTTGTAAGTCAGCTGCGCCTGCAAAACCACGACCTTCTGTAATAATCTTATCTAATAACCCTGCTAATACTTGACTTGGCTCTTTGTATGGCAACGGCATGATGTTGTCACGCATTGTGCCACTAGGAACATCTACGTCCCTGAACTCGCCGGGGGCGATGGGGGTGTCATCACCTTTGACTCGCAAGCCACGGGTCTTAAAGCCACCTGGCAAGTTTGCAAGTGATCCGGCGTCGACAAGCTGACGTAAGATAGAAGTACCACTCTTAGCAAATGCCCCAATAAGATGAATAAGGCCAAAACAATAGAAGCCAAAACCAGGTATATACCCGTAGTGGACGAAGTGCGATCTTGCTTTCTTGAGTTCATCTTCTGGTCTCCAATTTCTGCGGATAGCTAAAACCGTCTGGGTAGCTTTCTCTATTGTCACAATGTATGGAAGTGCTATACCAGTCGGCTCGCCTTCGTCATCTAAGTCCTCATACCCTTCAAGGTCGAGGTTAACCATCATCTCTAATATCTTATAGCGGCTATCTACAGAGGCACGAAAGCCCATCTTCTCTGCAATTTTCTTCTCTACTTCATCAAAGCTATCTACTGGCTCTGGTAAATCAATATCTAACCAAAAACCTGCGTGTTGCAATATGCGAACTTCATTCTCTGTCTTGCGCATTACATGCGTTACCCGTGGAGCTGTTTCAAGGCTCGAAGCGCCGTACGGCACAACTAAGTCTTCCGCTGGGACAAACATACTAACTTGGCGGTTCAATGATGGGTCAAAGTAAACCTTTTTAAACGCATTACCTGAAAGACCTAAGCCCCACAACATTCGCTCTGTTTCTGGGCGGTACTCTTCCATTACATCAGTTAACTGATAGTTCATGTCATCTTGGACACGAGTTGCTGCATCTTTTTTCTCTTGTGTTTCTTTACCAATGATCTGGGTTTTTACAGGGCCCGATGCAGGGAATATGCTGGTAATTGTTTCTGCTTGGAACTTAACTAGGGTCTCGGAAAGCAATGGATGATATACACCACAAGCTCCAGGCCACGGCTCCATACGCTCTTCAATGTTCATACCTAACAACTGTAGACCATCTACATACGTCTGAATCCAGTCTTTACGAGAGGATATATCTTCCTCAAATTCGCCAAGTAAATCACCAGCTAACATCTGCAACTGGCCTTCTGTAAGATACTCAGCTAAGTTATCATCAAAGCCTTCTTCGTCTTCACCATCTTTTTCCATGTGCAATAGAGACTGCCCGCCAATACCAATGTCTACAGACTCTGGGTCTTCAATCGAAATCTCAAGGGGCTCTTCTTCCTCCGCTGCTTGGTTGATTCCTAGTGGTGCTGCGTATAAACCTTTTTCCATTGCCATAATTATTTCCTAAGTGTTGCTCTGTTTGTCTTTGGGTCGTACTTAAATTCTGACGGAGTTCGCCCAGATCCTTTTGATGCTCTATCTATTGCACGTTCTTTAGCGGTCATGTTGTCACGTTTCTGACCCGCTTTTGTTAATGTCTTTCCATCTGCTTCTAACTGCCCACGTTTTTTAAGGATACCAATGGCTATTTCTTCGCTACCTACCTGAGCTGCAAGTCTTTTAACTAGCTGGTGCCTACCCATGTATTTCTGCGTTGTCATACGTTGTAATAACCCATATTTCTTCTTGACCTGAACTGCAGTGGCTCATCTTCCTCATCGGAATCTAAGCGAACGAAGCCCCCTCTACGAAAGCGCAACAATGCCTGGGTCATCGAATCCACTAAGTCATCGTGCTCCCCAGACGGAAAACTTGCCACATCTTCCACTAATTCTTCTGCCCAATGTGTAGCGGGCACCCAAACTCTTCCCGAAGCGAACATATCTGCTACAGCATTCAATCTGGCTATTTTATCATTGCCTTTACTAGGAGTGTACTCTTGAACTGGAATACCCATCGCCCGCAATTCAAATACTAGAGGCGCACCGGAAGCTTTTGCCTCGACGATTAACGCATCTGGTTCCCATTCTTTATAGTGTTCTAGTGCTGTTTGCTTTAGTTCTGGGAACTCCATACGCTGCTTGAACGAGTTTAGAAGGATGATACTAGCTACAGGAACCACGTTTTGGCCCCGTCTTTCATCGTTATAAAATACTCCCCAAGTAGTACAAGCACTGTAGTCTGAGCGTTGAGTCTTTAGAAAAGCTGTGTCCCAGCTCTGTATGATAAATTCGCATGGCGGCGGGGTGTCGTGTTCCCATATCTTCCACCACTCTCGTTTGACAATAGCAGACACATCTGAGGTAGGCGACTGCATATACTGCGCCATCCACTTACCATTAGGCAATTCATTACGCAGTGCTAAAAGTTCTTCTAGTTTCCAAAACTCAGGCCATAGTGGTTTATCGTCCGGTAGGATAGCCGGGAACTCAATTACTTCCCATTGTTCGCCACTACGTGCAGAGGCAGCCTTTACTACTTGCCCAGTCAGATCTTTCTTAGACCAACGGGTCATCACTATAATAATAGCGCCGCCTGGTTGTAGACGTTGGCGAGGCCCAGAGGTATACCACTCGTAAGTTTTATCGTAAACCTCGGGGTTTGACTCTGCTAGTGTTGCTTCTTGTTCTGAATGTGGGTCATCAATAATGAGGATATCCGCGCCCTTACCCGTAACTGCTCCTCCCACACCGATAGCAAAATAGTCTCCACCTTGGTTAGTCGCCCACCGGCCAGCAGCTTTAGAATCAGACTGGAGCCCCACGCCCGGGAATATGGACTTATATACGTCTGAATCAACCAAGTTACGCACTTTTCTACCAAACCCGACCGCCAACTCTGCTGTATGTGCTGTCTCGATAATCTTCTTTTTTGGAAACTTACCAAGAAACCAAGCGGGTAATAGATAAGAAGCGAACTCAGATTTAGTATGACGAGGCGGCATATTGATAATAAGCCTTTTAATTTCTCCATTTGCAACTCTTTCAAAAGCTCGTGCCATCTCTTGATGATGTGCACCGTCAATAAACCCAGGCCATACCTTATGAGCGAAATCCATAAAGTTTTCCTGGCAGTTTTCTACTTCCTTAGACTCTACTGTCTCAGATAATTGTGCATAAAGGGCCCTTAGTTGGCCTTCGTTTAGCTTACTAAGGTTGTTTTCCAGAGCTTTTAGCTCCGAGTTACTCAGTTTCTTGGGTGCTGTCGTCATCTAATGCATTTGTTAGGCGTTCTGAGGTAGGAGTTACATCAATTGTGTTCATTTGCATAAGCAAACGTATCTTTTCCCTGATTCCTTCTTGCAATTCAAGGCTATTTTTGTGTGTAATGGTGATTTCTTGGTGTTCTGTGAACAAATCTGAGGCTTTTCCGAGCAATTCGACCGCTTTAATAGCTATTTTTAAGTCTTCTTCTTGGCTCATTTCGAGCAAGCGGTTCACAGCAATATTACGAAGCTGTACTTTATCTGCAATTACTTGTTTATCGTAGTGAGATATATACCCTGCTAACGCATAAGCAACCCCAGGGGTTGACGCAGCAGCAACTTCTTTTTTCTGTTTGGGTTTTGATGGGTCTTCACCGTCAATTTGTTTGAATAACTCCATTGCTTCAGCACGTTCTTCCTCAGTTACCTCTATTGTGGCACCAAGTTCTTTAAGAATAAGAGCAGTATTAGCTTTAACGCGTAGATTGTCTGAATGTGACTGAGCCACCTCGTCTCTAGCGTAGTGTTCTGGTTGTGGAACGTCTTTGGTCGGTTCTACATTTACCGGCATGTTTGGTTGCTGGTTAGTTATGATGAGCTAATAATACCAGCTTTTTCTTCGTAATGGTGTATTCGGTGGCAGTTAGCGCATAGGACTATGCATTTTTTAATTTCTTCGTATGCTTTTGTGAACTGCTTATTAGAGACTAGTCGATTAACGTTGTACTCTTTAGTGCTTGGGTCTTCGTGGTGAAAGTCTAGTGCAGCTATATGGTCAAACCCACACTTAGTGCATTTAAGGCCTCGCTTAAACTCTGACCATGTTTCTTTTTGTTGTGCTTTGCTTGCTTTATTTTTTTGTATTATTTCTTCTTGGTTTTTTAAGTAGTGCTTACGGCTGTATTCCTTGTGTTTCTTTTTTCTTGTACTCTCGTCTTTGTACGGCATCAGGATCTAGCTTTCTTTTCCAATAGCATGCGTTACGGAAGGACCACGGTTTCCCCGGAGTATACATCTTAAACCCGGCGTTGATTAAAGAATTTGCACTAGCTGGATTATTTGTCGTGTCTGTAATGCACCACGCCCAGCCTAACTTCTTAGCTTGCGCAAGGCGAACTTTAATCATACGCAGCTGCAGTCCATGACCTGTAAAGCCATCCATTACACCTGCCCTACATAAGTAACCTGTATCTGTCCATTTGATCGAGCGTACCAGACCCGCAAAACCTATGGGCTTCCCACATTCTGCATAAGCTATCCACCAATGCCCACGATCCGGAGTGTACGGTTGGTCTTCCGGCAAAATCTTTCTCTGAAGAAATAGCAACAGATTCTGAATTGCTGGGTTTCTTATATCGACTTTTCTTACTGTGAACTTCATGCATCGTCCCCCCTCTCGTGAAACTAAATTATATAGGTGGGGGTGTGGGAGGTAAACGACTTATGGGGGGTACTTCTAGAGAATGGGCTAGTCTATATAGCCTGGTAACAAAGCATGGGGGTGGGGGCCTTAGCCCCCTGATATTACTTAGTGAACTGCTTGAGGCTGGAGATTACTGCATTTACCCAGAACTCGTTAAGTTGTTGAACTTGCTTAGCTAAATCTTGAAACTTCTTTTCTGCGTCTTTGAAATCGAACATTGTGTTCTCCTAATAGGGGTTAATTTTGTGTAGTATATTACACAATTTGCTGCGCTGCAACATTGTTACTAGGCAGTTTTTGATATGTATAGTATTTGCAGCTTTGTAGACATGTTCTGGCGATATGTACATTTTTGTCGACATTTTATACACATTGTGCGGCCTATTAGCAGTTTGGTTGACTTATAAATAAGGCTTTAAGTGGGTTACGGACTCATTAATGAGTCATTTCTTTTTCTTATAAAATACCCCGTTCGGGAATATTTTCCTACATTTGCCTACTTTTTCATCAATTCTTCCCGTTCGGGAAACTTTTTTATACCTATAGGTTGGAATTGCTTTGTTGTTTTGATACCTATAGGTATCAATTTTATGCCTGTCGATGTCACATGTTTGCACGGGTTTTCTTTTTAAAATCATATAGTTACAGCGTTATTTTTTAGAGGTGGTTTTCAAATTTTTTATATACCCCCCGGGGGGTATGCACTATAAAGAGGCATGGGGGTACTTATTGCCGATTTTATTTTTGATATATCTACTGTGCAAAACACTGTGTATGTATTGCAGTAGGTACCATCTAAGCGAATCGGGTTGGTGGGGGTATGGTGGGGTTGGCTGGCTGGCATGACATTCTGAGCTGGGGCTAAGATAGTCTAAATTAGTTTTGGTTTTCTTGATCTAGGTCAAGAGTTTATCTCGCATACTCGGTTATATTCAAAGCGTACCAAGTCGGTACATAACTTAGAAAGGATTTACCATGTCATACATTACTACAGAATTAACTAAAGCGGGCTTTATCTCTATTGGCTCAGCATGTGCTGACATTGATGGACAACGGGATGAAGCCTTGCTATCGTTTTATCATGCTGTGCTGGTTGATGGCGATATCAGCTATGACGCTTGGACTGAGGGCTCTACTTGCTGGAAGGTTGGGTATGCTCAGGCTAAGCGTTGTGCTCCTGAGGATAATAAGGTATCAGTAGCGTGGCACAGTTTTACTAGCGATCTCAAGACTCAATACGATATCGTTAAGCCAGTTAAGCCATCCAAAGCAGGTCAAGTCAAGGCTGAGCAAAGAGGCAAAGCGGCTGTGGAAATGGAAATGCTCAAGGCTAAGCCAATCGAAGAGTTGGTTGAAGAGGTTGCAATGCTTACCCAAAACCCTAGTCTTGAGAATATCAAAAAAGCCACAAAAGTACAGAAGGCTGTAGAGGCTAAGCGAAAAGAAGCCATGAAGGATCGCATGGACGGTATCAGCGAATTACAGAAGGTAGTTATTAGTTTAACCAAAGAATGCCTAGATGAGATGACGCTAGAGCATTGTAGAGCTATCCTCAATGGCGAGGTTGATATCTCCATAATGTAGTAAGAGCTGGGGGCAACCCCAGCTTGTTTTATCCAGCCCAGCTTAGGCTGGGTTTTTTATTTTATTAGGGAACTGGTTGTAAGCGACGCATTAGCCATGTTCGCCATGCGAACGCAGTCGGCATCACACGCAAAGCGAACTCGGACATTATTAGGTGTTGGCTAAGTTTGTCCTCGCAATGCAATGTTCCGTTTTATTCGCTTTGTTCTAAGCAATGTTCCTGCTAAGTTATTGATTTATAAGTAATGTTCGCAATGTTCTAATGTTACACTCGAAAATCTACTTCCAGTTTTCCAAAAATTTCGTTCGCTTGATCCGTCTCGCATAGTGCAAGAAATAGATTTTTTAAGCTCGATATATAAATAAAATAACATTATAACATTATAACAATATACTAATAAATGACCTTCTAACCTAATAAGTATAAGGGTTTTGTAATGTTCCAACGAAGCGAACAAATCGGAACAATTAGTCGGTTTTTCGAACATTCCTAGTTTGGTATTTCTTAGCGAACAAAGCATCACCACGCATACCCGCTAAATATCGTGATCTAAACAGAGAATATTCCATACCATAAAACCTCGCCCAATACGCTAGAGTTCCTTTTACTCCATCAATAGTAATGTAAACAAAATCTGCTTTTTTCTTTTTCATGTGTAAATCTCCTTAAAACCCTATTATAGAACAATACCTAAAACATTGTAGGACAAACACTTGACATTGTAATGATTCTCTGTTATACTACAAGGGTAGTAAAGATTAAAAGGCAGTAAGCAGTAAAAAGCGGACAAACTTAGGTAGTGCTAAGAATGTCCAGTAAACCAAACCAAACTTAAGAGGATTTAAAACACACTATGAAAACTACCATTAAAACCCAAGAAATGCTCTATGCATTTGACGAGCAACAAACTGCATCAATCAAGGCATCTGCCGTAAACTTCTTTGAATCTGAAGAATCTGCCGAGCAAGCCGTTTTGACCTATCAACGCATCATCGGTTTAAACCCGACTTTTGATCAATACGAAATGGGTCGTTTGTTGTTTATCGAAGCAATCTCTGAAGCAAAGCCCGACATCACCGACAATGCATTAAATGTGCGTTGGAATACCTTTAGCAAAAAATTAGGTATTGATAAGCCTAAAAAGACAGAATCGGCAGATGCAGTTCGCAAAGCGAACGAGAGAGCATTGGCAAAAGAGAAACAACAGGCAGAATTTGCGGGCATGACTATTGACGAGCTAAAGCACGAAGCCAAAAACTTGTTATCTAATCCTACTTTGAAGAACATCGAGCAAGCCAAGAAATATACCAAGCAAGCCGAGATGCTCTATAAAGAAGCGAACAAGGAAGAAGCCGAGCAAAAGGCGCAGTTGGTTAAAGACCTGACCGCATGGGCAAAAGATCAGTCATACCTAGACTTATATACAATCTGCGAGAACATGGGCATAATCTAAACCAAACCCGCTTCACTCTGACCCCGCTATATGCGGGGTTTTTTATTATGTAGGATTTGTTTAGGTGTGCTATGTCGTTCCTATACAACAGAGAACTGGCGGGACAAGCGTGCGAC